CCTAATATACCTGCTGTTAAAAGTGATACCCTAAAAATAATCCTATCTGATTTAATTCAATCACTAAAAACATTTTTTACTATTCAATACCCACAAACATCAGGTTTACAAGGTCCTAACCCGGCTATTAATAAAACATTAGGTCAATCTATAATATCTAATTTAGATAGGATAGAAGCAAAATTAGATGATATTAAAAGTGATAAAGTATTTATAAGATGATAAATAAACCCCTCAATAATATTATAAATTCTGCTACTCAAACCTTATTTGAAAGCAAAGACAAAATACTAACAGTTGCTAAAAAAAGAGCAGAAGAAAAATTAGATAGTACTATTCCTACAAAGGAAGATCTTGAATTACAATTACAATCAATGGTATCAACAGTTGTAGCAGATCCAGCATCTCTTAGTGGTGCCGCTGAGGCGTATTTAGGAAGTTCTAAAGCAGTTCCTGTATCTAACTCAGATGAGTTTCAAAAAGCATTATTAGAAGTAGAAAAAGTTTACAATAGATTTATATCTATTCTAGATAGGGCAATTAAAAAATTAGAAGATAGTAAAAGAGAATTAACATCTATAAAAAAGAAATTAGATTCAATAAAATCTAAAATGGAAGTTTTATTAGGATTTACAGATATACTTAGTCCAATATTTGATATTATTAACGCTTTAAAGCCAACTTTAAATTTAGCACTATCTTCTCAACTATCATTACCAGGAACAGGAGGACCTGTTAATGGATTAACGATAAATAAATTGGGTGAAAAAAAGAAAGACATAGAAGATCTTCTTAAAAAAGGAAAAGACTCTTTAGATAGTACAGGTGATATTTCAAATTATTTTGATAAGGAAATAGAAATAATGGAAACTCCCTTAAATAAGGGTATTTCGGGTGTAGATAAGGCAATTTTTGCATTAAAAGATTTAAGAAATCAAATGGCTGAAGTATACACTAGATTTATAGAATCTTTAATTATACCAGAATTAAATGATGAGGATAACGACAATGAATTATTAGGAAATGAAAATCTTGAAGGATATATAAGAGAGGGAAATAATCTCAGCACAGTATTAGGGGATGCTTTAACAAAAGGACCTGCAAAAAGAGGAGATAAAGATCCTAGTGATCCTAGTGAACCTATTAGAACAACACCTACTAAATTAGCCTTTAAAGGATTTAATTAATAAAACAAAAATATTCGATATTTATTAAAAACACCAAATCAATATGAAATTAAGTGCATTTGAAAAAGTAATCAGAAAAGTTGTGCGTGAAGAAATAGATTACGCTTTAAGACGCGAAATTGCGTTATTAAAAGAAGGATTAAATAAACCTAATTCAGCACACCAAACTACGGAATATAAACCGGCATCGGAAGAATTTAAACAAAAACTTAGAGAACAATTTACCCCACAATCATTTTCACAAAATAGTACTTTAAATGGACTATTAAATGAAACAGCAGAATCATCATTTATTGATTCTCAAATCCCTCAAACCCCCAATGATCCTGTAAACCAATTTATAAATAAAGATTATAGCCAATTAATGAAGGCAATTGATAAAAAGAAAAATTTTAGACCATAATGGCTATAAAACCCCGTAAATCTATAAGAATAAACCCAGTTGATGTATCTGAAAAGACAGCAGTAGGAATTCGTTTACCTTTTAATAAAAAAAGAGTATTTACTTTAGATTATACTACTAAAGATCATGCTAGATCTAAATTAATAAATTTATTAATTACTTCCCCAGGAGAAAGATTAAATCAACCTTTATTTGGGGCCGGGTTAAAAAATAGGTTGTTTGAACAACAAACAGAAGAAGCAGGAGATGATCTCAGAAATTATGTGACTCCCCAAGTTGAACAATATATCCCTGAAATTGAACTAAAAAATATTTTTTTAAAAGATGGGGGTGTACAAGGTCATAAATTATTTGTTACTGTCAACTACTCACTAATAAGCAACGATGAAGAAGACTCAGTAACTTTAAGTTTCACTAATGAAAATTTTAATAATAAATAATGTCATATTCAAGCGCAACATCGGACAATAAACCCATAAATTATCTTAATAAAGATTTTTCTGATTTTAAAGATGCTCTTATTAATTTAGCACAAATATATTACCCAGACACAGTTAATGATTTTACTGAGGGAAGTCCAGGTACAATGTTTATTGAAATGGCGTCATATATAGGTGATGTATTGTCCTTTTATACTGATGCTCAGGTACAAGAAACTTTTTTACAATATGCCCAAGAAAGAGAAAATTTATATGCTTTAGCCTACACTTTAGGTTATGTACCTGCAGTTACAAACCCATCATC